TTGTCGATATAGACATCATAGCCGGTGAGCCTGTCATTCGTAAGGTAGACCCATTGGCACTCTATTCTATCAGGGGCGGTAACTCTAACCAGTTAGAAGATTCCGATATCATAGTAGAAGATATACTTATGCCTATAGGTATGTGTATAGACAACTACTATGAAGACCTTACAAAAGAAGATATAGAATATCTCGAAAGAGGGTTAGGCACGATAGGTAAGTCGAACAACCTATTAAATTACAACGCTGTCAATCCTACCTTTCCTGCTTTGGGAGATACAAGTGTTCCTACGTCAAACACCTCAGCCGGACTTATAACAGTAGATAGTAACTACACTCAGTATTATGGTCAGTATTTCGACATCGAAGGCAATGTCAGGGTGATGAAGGTAAGATGGAAGTCTATGCGTAAGGTAGGGTTCCTTTCTTATTTAGACGAACAAGGAGACGAACAACATACCGTAGTAGATGAGAACTACAAAGCGGATAAAAGACTCGGACAGACGATAGAATGGAAATGGATAAGTGAGTGGTGGCAGTGTGATCGTATAGCCGATAAGATATATGTGCGTTACGGCCCACGTAAAGTACAGTTCAGAGAGTTCTCGAATATCTCTAACTGTAAGCCAGGGTATGTAGGACAGTTTTATAATGTCAACGCAAATAGAAGTCAGTCTTTGATGGACAGGATAAAACCATTCAAATATCTATACAATGTATTTATGTATAGGTTTGAATTGGCATTCTCGAAATATAAAGGTCCGATACTACAGTTGCCGGTTCAGCTGAAACCTGATAACTTATCCTTCGATCAATGGTTATATTATGCAGAGACTTGTGGTATATTACCTGTTGATCCTTTTAGGGAGATTAATAAAGGTGCAGCTACAGGACAGTTAGCAGGAAGTATGAATACGGTAGGGGCACAGGTGTTTAATGCAGATATGGGTAACTATATTGAACATCATGTACGTGCATTACAATATATAGAGTCAAAGATAGCCGATATCAGTGGTGTGTCTGCTCAACGTGAAGGACAGATAGAGAATAGAGAGACTGTAGGTGGTATAGAAAGAAGCGTTACACAGTCAAGTCATATCACAGAACAATACTTCATGTTTAATGATGCCTTTAAATGTAAGGTAATGTCAACCCTCATAGATGTAGCTAAGGTAGCATGGGAAGATAAGAAGTCAAAGAGACTACAGTTCATAGATGACAATCTCATTTCTCAGGTGTACGATATAGATATGGATATGGTACGTGAGTCTGAATATGGTGTATATGTAAGTAATAGTGCAGACGATAAGATGCTACGTCAGCAGTTGATACAGTTGGCTCAAGCAGGACTACAGAACGATAAGATGGATATGTCTACTTTGATGACTATCTTAAAGAATCCAAGCATTCAGGCTATCACTCGTGATATCTCTGATATGGAAGCACAGAAGAAAGAAGAGATGGCTCAGCAACAGCAACAGGCTCAACAGATGCAACAACAGCAGATACAGGCACAACAACAGGCTGATGCAGTTAAAGAGGATAGGGAAGATGCAAGACATGATAAAGAACTATCTACAAAACTTCAGATGAAAGAGATAGACCTTCAGATAGCAGAGATGGAGATTGAGTCAGCAGAAGGGATACATTCTGGCAAGAGTGCTCTTGAACAATCTAAACAGAAACTTCAAGAATCTATTAAGATGTTAGAAATAGAAGGTAAGCAAAAATCCGAAAAAGTAAAAGCAGATATTACCGAGAAAGTAACAAGGATAAAAGCTGATACTGAATTAAAGAAAGCAAAATCTAAACCTAAACAGAAATGATAGAAATACTTGATTTTCCTGAGTTAAGGCAAATAGCAACTTACGATTGTGGGGCTTCGGCTCTGCAGTCGGTGTTGACTTATTATGGTTTTGATGAAAGGGAAGATGTTTTATTAAAG